GTAGAACAGTTACAGGAAAAGGGAGTCTATCGTGACGAATCTTTATCTATAGCGTCTACTGATTTTAATATTGAGCCTGATCAAGATTTAACTACCTTTGCTGAAGATAAGATTAGGCTAACTAAATATTATGGTTTAGTTCCTAGACACTTACTTAAGAAAGCCCAAGAGTCTGAAAATACAGAGGAAGAGATAGAGGAAGAAGAAGTTTCTCTTATGGGAGAGTTAGAGGATGATAGCTCAGATTCTTATTATGTAGAGGCTATGGTTGTAATTGCTAATGATGGTATTCTTCTAAAAGCGGAAGAAAACCCCTACATGATGCAAGATAGACCTATTGTTGCTTTCCCTTGGGATGTAGTACCTAGCCGTTTCTGGGGTAGAGGTGTGTGTGAAAAGGGATACAACTCACAGAAAGCACTTGACGCAGAACTACGTGCGCGTATAGACGCACTTGCTTTGACAATACATCCTATGATAGCTATGGATGCTTCTCGTATGCCTAGAAACTCTAACCCACAGGTTAAAGCAGGTAAGGTCATATTAACTAACGGTGATCCTCGTGAAGTATTACAACCTTTTAACTTTGGTAATGTAAACCAGATTACCTTTGCACAGGCTCAAGCACTTCAAACTATGGTGCAAACAGCCACAGGCGCTATTGATTCAGCAGGTATCGCAGGTTCTGTGAACGGAGAATCCACTGCCGCAGGTATCTCTATGTCTCTAGGTGCTATTATTAAGAGACATAAGCGAACTTTAATTAACTTCCAAGAAGCTTTCTTAATTCCTTTTGTAACTAAGTCTGCTTGGCGTTATATGCAGTTTGAACCAGAAACCTACCCAGTAGCTGACTATAAGTTCCATACTTCTAGTTCTTTAGGTATTATTGCTCGTGAATATGAGGTTACACAGCTTGTACAACTGTTACAAACTATGTCTCCAGACACTCCTATGTATCCTCAACTGGTTACATCTATCATTGATAACATGAACCTAGCTAATCGGGAAGAACTTATTTCCTTACTTGACCAAGCTAATGAGCCTGACCCTGAAGCACAACAAGCACAACAACAGGCACAGCAGTCTGAGTTGGCTTTCCAAGCGGCACAAACAGCGGCTCTTAACGGACAAGCACAAGAGTCTCAGTCTAGGGCGCAGAAGATGGCTATGGAAACTCAAGTCATTCCACAAGAGTTGGAGATTGATAGGATTAAAGCAGTTACTACAAATATTCACTCAGGAGATCAAGACGATAAAGAATTTAAAAAGCGACTTGAAATCTCTAAACAACTTCTGAAGGAACGAGAGGTAGCTATTAAAGAGAGGGCTAACTAATGGCAGGAGCATTACCGCGTAAAGGCAAGGCTAAAGTAAAAGTAACCTCCACAGGAAAAAGAGTTAGCTACGGTCAAGCAGGTAACGCTAGAAGTGGAGGGCCAAGAGTAAGAGCAGGAACGTCTAAAGGTGATAGCTACTGTGCTAGAAGTGCAGGGATTAAGAAGAGACTACCTGCAAAAAAACAAAACGACCCAAATACTCCTAACAATTTATCAAGAAAGCGTTGGAAGTGTAAAGGTTCTAAGTCAATGAGGAACTAATATGTCTGGACTATATGCTAATATTCATGCTAAACGTAAGCGTATTGCGTCAGGATCAAAAGAAAAAATGAGAAAAGCAGGAAGTAAAGGGGCACCAACAGCTAAGGCTTTTAAAAAAGCATCAAAAACCACTAAGAGGAAATAACTATGCCACAAGGTAAAGGTACATACGGTAGTCAAGTAGGAAGACCAAAGAAGAATTTACATACTGATCCCCCTAGAGGAGGAAGGAGTATTCCAAAGGTCACACCTAAAAAGAAGACAGGTCTAAGTAAAGCACAAAGTCAGCTTTTAGGCCAAGCGCAAAAATACGCCAAGAAGACAGGTCAAAACACTAAGCAGATACAGTCAGCCACTGCTAAGTATGGAAACCGTATGAAGCCTACAGGCAGTACAACAGCTAAAAGAGCAGGTGGTAGAGTAGCCTCTCCTGTTAAAAGAGCAACTGGTGGTGGTCAACCTGTTAGACGAGCTAAAGCACCTGTACGTGGTCGCAGATCAGCACCTACTCGTGGTGGACGTAGATAAAAATAAAGCTTGACTTTGAGTTAAAAGTGTGTTATACTATGTAAGTATACTACACTTATATTGCTGTCCATAAAGGAGAAACAGTATGACTCACGAATTAGAACTGTATTACCGTAACTTTAGAGACTTATTCCGTAACAAAGGTTGGAAACAACTTATTACTGATTTAAAGGAAAATGCGGTACTTATTAATTCTGTCGAAGTAACCAAAGATTCAAACGACCTGTACTTTCGTAAAGGTCAACTAACTATAATTGCTAACCTTCTTAACTTAGAAGCGCAAATTGACATATCAGAAAAGCAAGCAGAAGAAGAAGAAACAAACTGATGCTTATTTTATTTGATTTTAAATGCAAAGATGGTCACGTTGATGAACACTTTGTAACTAGCGATACCACAGAAGTTACTTGTAAAGAATGTGGTAAAATTGCTACTAGACTTGTATCGGCTCCTCGTGTGAGCCTTGAACCTTTTTCAGGCGACTTTGCAGGAGCCACGATGAAATGGGTACGAGACCGCGAGAAGAAGTTACAGAAAGAGCGTAAGGCTAACTCCTAACCGAAACCTTACATACAATACACCTCCATAATGAGAAATCACGGAGTTTGATAATGGCAACATTAATAGACGAGCGTCAAGAGAACGATGATAATAACGAAGAAATCACCAATCTCAATGAAGTAGAAACTACGGCTGAAGAACCTACACAGGCAACTCAACAGACCACAACTGAAGAAAATGAAATCCCTGACAAGTACAAAGGAAAAAGTACGGCTGACATTGTAAGGATGCATCAAGAGGCTGAGAAGTTATTAGGCCGACAGAGTTCAGAAGTAGGGGAATTACGACAAGTTGTTGATAGTTATATTCAGACACAACTCGACACCACGCAACAAAACGAACAACCTGAAGAAGATATAGACTTTTTCTCTGATCCAGATAAAGCAGTAGATAAAGCTATTAAGAATCATCCTTCCATAAAACAAGCGGAAGCTGTAACTCAGCAGTACAGAAAGTCAACAGCTACATCTCTTTTACAAGAGCGTCACCCAGATATGGGAGACATTCTAAAGGACGATAAGTTTGCAAAGTGGATAAAGGGTTCAAAGATTCGGACACAGCTTTTTATACAAGCAGATCAGCAGTATGATCACGAAGCCGCTGATGAACTTTTCACCAACTGGAAAGAACGTCAACAAGCTGTCGAACAAACTGCGGTGAATGAGAAGACGAGTAGAAAGGAAGCCGTTAAAAAAGCATCCACTGGTGGAGCTAAAGGAAGCGGTGAAGCATCCTCTCGTAAGGTCTATAGACGTTCAGACATTATTAAACTTATGCAGGACGATCCTGACCGATATTTGTCTTTGTCTGATGAAATCATGCAAGCGTATCAAGAAGGGAGAGTCCGTAACTAATCTTATTATAGGACTTTTATCATGGCTACATCAGTATATCCCAACATGGGAGGCGCGGTAGATAATACTTCTGCCGCAAAATTCATTCCAGAAATCTGGAGTGACGAAGTAATTGCCGCATACAAGACTAATCTTGTTTTGGCAAACCTTGTAAAGAAAATGAGCATGACAGGCAAGAAAGGTGATACTATTCACGTTCCTAAGCCTACTCGTGGTTCAGCACACGCTAAAGCGGCTAATACCGCAGTAACCATCCAGAACTCTGTTGAGTCAGAAGTTTTGATTAACATTAACAAGCACTTTGAATTCTCTCGTTTGATTGAGGACATTACCGAAGTACAGGCTCTAGCTTCTCTACGTCAGTTTTACACTGGTGACGCAGGTTATGGGCTAGCAAAGCAGGTTGACGATGATCTGTTTACTCTAGGTAAGTCTTTTGGTAACGGTAATGGTTCTTCATGGGTACATAACGCATCATTCCAGATTACATCAGCAGGTGCTTTGGAAGCATTTGATGCTGACGGAGCCGCTGACGTTAAGGCTTTCACTGACGGTGCTTTCCGTGCTTTGATTCAAAAGATGGATGATGCAGACGTACCAATGGACGGACGTAGCTTTATTGTTCCTCCTTCACTACGTAATGCTATCATGGGTATTGATCGCTACACTTCTACTGACTTTGTTAATGGCAAAGGCGTAGAGACTGGCAAGATTGGTAATCTTTATGGCGTTGATGTGTTTGTATCTACTAACGTACCTGTCATTGACACGACTGGCGGTGCTTCTATCCGTGGCGCACAGTTGATCCACAAGGACACTAATGTTCTTGCAGAGCAACAAGCTGTTCGTTCACAGACTCAATACAAGCAGGAGTTCTTAGGAACTCTATACACTGCTGACACGCTTTACGGTTGTCAAGTAATGCGTCCTGAAGCAGGATTCGTACTGGCTGTACAATAAGCCTTTACACTTAAGGGGATTCTTCGGAGTCCCCTTTCTTTCTTGTTTTCTTAGGAGCTATTCATGGCAATTTTTAGAGGGGACGGTGGTGCAGGTGATTCTAACACCGATGCCACATTATCAGCAGTAACTGAACAGGCTGTCATAGCCACTAATAAAGCAAGTGAAGCGGCTACTAGTGCGGCCGAAGCACTATCATCAAAAAACTCTGCAACTCAATCAGCATCAGCGGCCGCAACTAGCGCAACAGGTGTAAGTGCCTACGCTACAGCCGCACAAAACTCAGCAACAGCGGCATCAGCTAGTCAAACAGCGGCATCAGCTTCCGCAACAAGTGCTTCATCAGCAAAAACAGCGGCAGAAACTGCGAAAACTAATGCAGAGACTGCTGAGACTAATGCAGAAACCGCTGAGACTAACGCAAGTGCTAGTGCTACCACAGCTACTACTAAAGCGACACAGGCGGCTACAAGCGCAACTAGTGCTTCCAGTAGTGCTTCTAGTGCATCTTCCAGTGCAACCACTGCAACAAACAGTGCAACCAGTGCGTCCACAAGCGCATCTACTGCAACAACAAAAGCAAGTGAAGCTTCGGCAAGTGCAAGCACAGCTACTACTAAAGCAACAGAAGCGGCTACATCTGCAACCAGTGCGGCTACCTCAGCCACTGCTTCATCTAATTCAGCAACGTCTGCGGCTACCAGTGCAACTACTGCCACTACTTCTGCTACTAACGCAAGTACATCAGCGACTGCTTCAGCATCCAGTGCTACCACAGCTACTACAAAAGCAAGTGAAGCTTCTACTAGTGCAAGCACAGCGACTACTAAAGCAACAGAAGCCTCTACTAGTGCCGCTAGTGCGTCTACTTCTGCAACCAATGCGGCCACTTCTGCTACTGGCGCGGCTACTAGTGCAACCAATGCGGCTAACTCAGCAACTTCTTCTGCTACTTCAGCCAGTTCAGCATCTACTTCAGCCACTCAAGCGGCCGCTAGTGCGACTTCTATAGGTACTGATCCTAGTTTTAACTCAGTTACAGTTACAGGTACTACTGCTGTTAAAATGTCAGCAGGGACTACAGCCCAACGTCCTTCAGGCACAGCAGGTATGTTTAGGTACAACTCTACTGAAGGAAAGTTTGAAGGCTATACGACTGAGTGGGGCGAAATCGGTGGCGGTGCGGCTGACCTACTACTAAATCAGTTTACTGGTGATGGTAGTGACGTTACATTTACATTGTCAGGCGCGGCTGTTGAAAACAATACTCTTGTTTACTTAGATGGTGTTTATCAGTCCAAATCAAACTATACAGTTTCAAACGCAGACCCTGCTGTTGTAACTTTTTCTACTGCTCCTGCAAGCGGAACAGCAATAGAAATCATGGTTGCGGCTATTGCAGTTACTAATATTGGCACTCCTGCTGACAACACAGTCACTACAGCTAAGATAGCTAACAATGCTGTAACAGCGGCCAAGATAGCTAACAATGCTGTAACAGCGGCCAAGATAGCTGACGATGCTGTAACAGCGGCTAAGATAGCTTCAGTGCCTGTAGCAGTGGGCATCACGACTGTAGTTACTTCTGCATCCATGACGGCTACGGTTAACACGCACGTTTATGTTAGCGCGGCTACTAAGACTATTACACTTCCTGCATCTCCTGCTATTGGGCAAAGAGTCTTGGTAACGGTGGGTAACTTTACAGACACAGTGATAGGTAGAAACGGATCAAAGATAATGAGCAGTGCGACTGACTTCACAATGGATGCCGCTTATCTTTCCATACAATTCATATACACAGACGCAACGCAAGGGTGGGTAATGTCGTGAGTAATTTTTCAGATTTCATAGGTGGCGGTGGAGGTGGTTCATTCCCCACAATCTTTTTACACAAGTCTCAAACTTGGGTTCCACCTCAAGACGGTAACATAATGATTCACGTTATTGGGGCAGGTGGTAGTGGCTCGTCAGCGGTTAACTTTGCCATTCAAAGTGGTGCGGCAGGAGGTTATTGCAGAAAGAACTCTTTAGCAGTAACTACCTCTGGCTCATTTACTGTTGTTATTGGCGCAGGAGGCGCACCCACAGTGGGAGCCTACGGTGCAGGAAATGCAGGAGGCACTACAACTGTTGCAGGTACAGGACTAAGTTCTACACTAACGGCTACTGGTGGCTCGGGCGGAGCTTTAACTACTGGAGCTTACACTACTGGGGGTACGGCTTCTAATGGAGACGTAAACAACGCAGGTGGACGCGGAGGCTATAGCAGAGGCGGTGGTGCTGTAGGACTGACAGGAACAGGCAATGACGGTATATCAGTTAACGACCAAAATTACACTGTTTCAGGTAGTTGCGACATATTGGGTGATTTTTATTCATCTAGTTTTGGTCAAATATCTGGCAGTAGCGGAGGAGGAAATCAATATGTTACTTCCTCTTCACAGGGTTATGGGCCAGAGGTAGCAGGGCCATTGGCGGGTGGTGTAGGAGCGGCTAAATATAATCTAAATATGTTTGCAGGTCATGCTTCTATTGGCGGTGGCGGTGGAAGTACCTATTCTGGGTGGGCCGCAGGCGCGACTTCAGGCCGTGGTGGACAAGGCTGTGTTGTTATTCAGTACATACCGTAAGGAGAATTAAATGAAATATAATATTAAAGATGCTGACGGTAACATCACAAATACCATCGTTGCAGACGCAGAGTTTGTTGAGGCCAACTTTGAACACTATGAGGAGTGGGTTGCACCTACACCCCCAGAGCCTACAGCAGAAGAGACTGCTCGACAGTGGAGAGACTCAGAACTAGCGTCCACTGATGAAGCGGCAAAGATACCTGACTGGCCTAATAGAGCAAACATTCTCGTGTATCGCCAAGATTTAAGAGACTGGCCGTCTACTCAAGACTTCCCAGACACTAAGCCAACTTTAGGAGAATAGAATGTCAGTAACTCAGGTAACTGGTTCTGTGATTAAAGATGGAACTATCACAGCCGTAAAACTAGGCACAGGTGTTGGTGGCGCGTTTAACGACTTCGTGATAAAAACTGCAAACTATACAGCAGTGACACGAGATCAAATCATTGTGAACTCTGGTAGTGCAGTAACAATTACATTACCTGCAAGTCCAAGCGCAGGAAACATAGTATTTATTGAGAACTCTGGAGCAGGCACAGTGACTGTTGCTCGCAATGGCTCAAAAATTAATTCAACAGCAGACGATGGTGAACTGGCTACGGACGCAGGTGCAACCTTGGTGTACGTTGACTCAACAATCGGTTGGAAGGAGTTATAGATGGCGATTAAATTAGGCGGTGGCGGTGGGAGTGCCTCACAAGTAAACGAGGTTGTAAACTTAAATGATAGTGCTAACACTGTTACTTTAGACGATGGACGCGTTTACCTAAAGGGTGGCGTTTTTGAAACGAATACGTCTACTTATCCTGACGCAACATCTTCGCTTCAGTACACTGGTACTGAATTTATTGTAGCTCAAGATAATAACATTACAGGCATAGCTTGGGATGGTACTCACTTTTGGGCTGTTGGTCGTGGCAATGACTCGGTATATAAGTACAACTCATCTGGCGTTTATCAAAACGTGAGTTTTAATGTATCAAGTCAAATGAGCAATCCTGTAGATATAGTTTCAAGAGATACGTTTTTGCACGTTATTGAGTCGAATGGCAGTAATAGCAAAACATATCAGTATGGCAACAATGTCTATCAGAACACAAATTTTTCTGTAGCAAGTCAAGACATTTACCCCCAAGGCATAGCTTGGGACGGTACTTACTTTTGGGTTATTGGTCAAGAAACTAGCAAAGTATATAAGTACAACTCATCTGGTGTTTATCAAAACGTAAATTTTTCTGTATTAGGTACAGACCAATATCAAATAGGTATAACGTATGATGGAACTAACTTATGGACTCTTAGTGCTAATACACACAAAATGTATAAATACAATACTAGTGGTGTTTATCAAAATGTAGCTATTGATATATCGTATTCAGGCACATCCCCAACAGGATTAGTATGGGATGGGACTTCGTTCCGTATAACTTATTCAAACTCAAGAGTGCGTCAGTATGCAAATGGCATTGGTATCCAAAGCAACGCGGACATAACCACTGATGGGCAAAACTACGTGAGGGTCAAATAATGGCTTTAATAGTACTAGAAGATTTAATGACACCAGAGCAGAAAGCACGTAGATGGCGTAATCAAGAACTGACCGCTACCGATTACATCTTGCCTTTAACTGACCACCCACAGCGTGATGATTACATAACCTATAGGACTGCATTGCGTAACTGGCCCAGTACAGAATCGTTTCCAGACACGCGACCAGTATTAGGCGAGTAAGATGGACAGACTAAAACAATTCTGGCGTAGTCGTAGCAACAGGTGGCAAGTGTTTGGTGTCACCTTAGCGGCTCTACAGGTCTACGTCCTACAGCTTAATCTATCTGCTGAGACTATTATGTTAGCCAGTATTCTATTCGGAATGGGCGGAATTTTCTTCCGTTATCAAACTACACAATCAATGTCAGAGAGATAAAACATGACTACAATCATAACAAAAAACTCAAGTACGGCAGGAGATGTTCCTGCTACTAGTGAGCTTGTACAAGGTGAGTTAGCAGTAAATGTTACAGATAAAAAACTGTATACTAAAAATTCTAGTGGTGCTGTTGTTTCTTTAGTTTCATCTTTAGACTCTAATAATTCTATAGGTACAGGCAATGTAACTTTAGGTTCTAATGCAGGTGACTCACTTACGTCTAACAATAGTTATAATACATTAATAGGCAATGACGCAGGGAAAGCTCTAAATACAGGAACCAGTCAGGTAGCTGTTGGTTATAAAGCTTTAGAAACATCAACAGCAGGAATAGGTAGCGTAGCTGTAGGTTATTTGGCATTGCAAGATAGCAACTCTACTAACTTTGTTACTGCGGTAGGTTGGGGCGCAGGTAAGAACGCAACCACTGGAGGACTTAGCAGTACCTTTATAGGTAATGGGGCAGGTATGGGAATTACAACAGGCGATCAGAATACTTGTATAGGTTTTAACGCAAACCCTACATCAGCTACCGCTAGTTATCAGTTTACATTAGGAGGTACAGATATTCAAACTCTTAGGTGTAATCAAACAAGCATTACATCTTTGTCTGATGCTAGAGATAAGACTGACATTGTTGACACACCTTACGGTCTTGACTTCATTAATACTTTAAAGCCTCGTCAGTTTAAATGGGACACTCGTGATGGCAACATTAAAGATGGAACTTTAGAGCAAGGCTTTATTGCACAGGAATTACTTGAGTCAGCAAATGGTAATAACGATTCTTTAAACCTAGTGTTAGAAGATAACCCTAATAAACTTGAAGCTAGTGCAGGTAACTTAATACCTTTGTTAGTGAAAGCTGTTCAAGAACTATCTGCTCGTGTAGTAGAATTGGAGACTAAATAATGATTCCTGAAACCACACCAACTCAACAGTATACTTGGGCATTAGAAAGTGTAGACCTTATTAACGCGATTGTTGCTGATGATACAGGATACATCCTACCTGCCGAATGTGTAGATCGTAATGTTAGACACTTACAAATTATGGTCACTAAAGATTACTGGACAGGACAAGATATGTCACCGCTTAATTCAGCTATTTCAGCAGGGTTAGCTTATTTAGCATAACTACAAGGACGTTATCATGTTAGATGAACAATCAAAAGATACACTGGACGTACTTGCGGCATCAACAGGAATACTTTCGTTGGCCGCTTGGTTGCCGCCTATCGCTAGCATATTTACTATTATATGGTTGGGTATTAGGATATATGAGTCTGACACAGTACAAGACTTAGTACACAAAAGAAAAAAGAAATAGCTTGACTTTTGACTAAAAATCTGATATAATAATATGAATATATTGACTAAATTAATTGATCCTATCACTACTTTGTTAGATAAATTTATTGTAGATAAAGATCAGAAAGCAACCTTAGCACATGAAATAGCTACCTTAGCTTCTAAACAAGCTCAACAAATAGCACTTGCTCAGATTAAGACAAACCAACAGGAAGCTAGAGGCAACTGGTGGCAATCTGGTTGGAGACCTGCTACTGGTTGGGTATGTGTTTTAGGGTTTGCTGTCAATTTTCTTATCTCTCCTTTAGCCGCAGGTTTTGGCATAGTTATTCCCCAAGCGGATACCTCTGTTATGATGCCTGTGCTTATGGGTCTTTTAGGTCTTGGGACAATGCGTACTATTGAGCGAACTAAAGGAGTTGGTAAATGATTTCTAGTTTTAGACAGGAAGAGATATTTCCAAGTTCTATTGACAGGCCGTTAGTAGAGAACACTCCTCCACCTGTGTCTACTCCTCCACCTTCAGCACCTATACCTACAAAGAAGAAAGCTAAGACAGCGGCTCCAGTAGCTACTCCCTCTAGTTTTAAACCTGTAAGACAGCCTTATGAAGACCCTGCACCAGTAGTTCCTAAAGTTGAGCTTGATCCTCAAAGAACTACTAGCAGTCTTTTCTCTGACTACGTAGGCACACAACAGTCAAGACCATCAGCCCCTTCTTTGTTTAAACCACCAGAGCAAGAGTCTACTGGGTCAGCATTAGGAAACTATAAAGGTTTCTTTAATCAAACACAACAGCAAAGTCAGGCTCTAGCTGAAATGGCTAAAGAGTCTAAAGATTACAGTGGTCTTAAAAACGCAGATGTCAACAAACTTAACCGAAATGTGTCACAAGGTTTAGATGATTATTCTACAAAGGAAGTAGATGAGAACATTCTAACGTATATAAAAGATAATAACATTCCTCCTTTTATTGAAACGGAAGACGGAGAAAAGCTTTTCTTCACAACAGGCACAGATACTTCAATGCCTGACTTAGCGGCTTTAGGTGACGCACACAGAGAAAATGGCAGATATGTAGCAACTGGTGACGTGGGTACTTATTCTTCTATTTGGATAGAAAACCCTAGTACCTCTGAAGAAATACTAAACAACCCTGTTTTAAGTGTAGCCGCTATGTTTGTACCTTATGGTACAGCGGCATTAACTGCTCTTAAGGGAGCAACAGGACAGACATTACATGGTTCAGATTGGGCTAGTTTAGCAAGCGCAGGTTTACAGAAAGCAGGGTACACTAAAGCACCTAGCACTGTGGACGGTGTTAAGGACGCAGGTAAAGGTCTTACACTAGGCGGCATAGAGTTATCCTACAACCAAACTAACGCACTGCTCAAAGGAGCAATTACTGGAGACCCTAAAGAAGCACTTGCTGAAACACTCACAAGTAAGTATCTTGAGGGTGCTTTAGATAATAAAGATTCTGTAATAGCAAACACTTTAGATTCTTTAGAAATGGACAAGGATGCTTTTATCAACGCATTCTCTAATACAGTAGGTAAAGTAGCTGACGGTAAAGATTTAGATGATGCTGTGCTTTCAGGTTTTGCACAGTACATTAGAGAGGACGGAACATTTGAAGGCAACATTCTACCTGATTGGCTAAAGGAAGCAGGTAGAGACTTTGATGATGCTTTTTTACAGCCGATTAAAGAAGCTGTAGAAATGTTAGCAGGTGGTGCTATAGATGGTATGCAGGAAATAGGTCATATCTTAGGCGAGGTAGGGTCAACTGTAGAATCGCTTGTTCGTCCTGTAGTAGATGTAGTAGAAGATGTAGCATCAGGAATAGGAGACTTAGGTTCAGAATTTGACGATGCTGTTTTACATCCACTTGAAGAAACTATTGAAGAATTTGGTGAGCCTATTGAAGATGCAGTACGTGAGGCAGGAGGAGTTCTTGCAGATACAATGGCTCCTGTTAAGGAGTTCTTAGAGGAAGTAGGGCCAGACATTGAGGACACAATACGAGAAGGTGGACGAGCCTTTGATGATTACATCCTACAGCCGTTAAAAAACTTACTGGAAGGAATACTAGACAACGTATCATTGGGCGGTGTAGGAGCAGGAGGAGCAGGAGGTGGAGCCTTGCTATCCGCAGGTACAGGTACTGGCTCTGATGATCTCTTTAAATTTAAAACACAAGTAGGCGTAGAGTTACCAGAGTTTGCGGAAGTAGAGTATCGTGATCCTTTTGAATC